CTACCCATTTGATATCGCCATTGGCAATGCCAATAAAATACCAATCACTGCACCAACGCCAAGGGCAATAATTGGTAAATATTTGTTGCTGAATTGAGTTTGTTTAATCGCCCAAACAACTAAATATGTTACTACGGCGATTGCCGCAATCGTGGTACCGTTAATAAATTGAATTAATTCCATCATTATTTATCACGCTTTCTATAATAGTCAATTATTTCTTGCTTCTCATTATTTTCCCTTTTTAAAGCCTCATTTTCCTTTTTTAACTTGGTTTCAGAATCGCTGCTAGCGGCCTTGTTACTGTTCCACATCGTTAAGACCGCAACGAAAATTGAACCCGCTGTGGTAATTAAGGCCACGATAACAGCATCGCTCACCCCTAATCATCCCCAATTACAATTTCAAAAATGGTTGATCCTAAAACAAACATGGCATACATACTTTCAAAACTTACATAACGTTGCATTTCAAAATCATGAACGCTAAACGCTATCATGAAAAATAACCAGACAAAAGTAAGTGATCCAGTCATTAATGGCTTGTAATAATGTGTACGCAAGTTCCACAAAGAATACACCAGAGCGAGCGTTCCAACCACCGCCAGCATAAAAATCATAGGTGGATCATCCAACACATCAAGCAACGTTGGCTGTGGTGGCTCAAATGCAAATGTGTTGTGCTTAATAATAAAGTAAATTCCTAACCCATATGTTTCCATCGCTTTCCAAAACCAAAATCTATTTTTTGCTAAATGTTCACACATCACATCACACTTCCATTCATGATGTCGGGAATTCTTGACTAAGAATAGTTTTGACTGCAGATTTTACATCTTCGTAACCGACAGATTCGATAACTTTATTTGTGAAGTCAGACTGGTCGAGAGTTGAGCTTAATGAAATATAACTGCCATTATTGCTTAAGTCTGAGTACGCGGTTAATCGAACCGGCGTATCATTCTGAACAAAGAATTGATAGTTAGTGTACGCCAAAGTTGGCAATAAGGTAGGCAGCTTCTTAGTGGCTAACGCAAATAGTTGCTTCTTAGAAAGGTCGTCAAAAGTAGTTCCTTCATCTAAGTCATCTGCGACGATTGTTAAGGTACCGTTAATTTCGAGATTATCGGATTTTCCGTAAACCCCAACAACGACACTATCTGTGTTACCAGTTTCAGCTGATAAAGCGTATTGGATACTACGATTAATTAAGTTCATATTATTTTTCTCCTTTGCTGAATGCCTGTTCTAGTTGGTCATAAACTCGTTCGTATGCAATTGCTGAATCACTTTCAAGCTCATATGGGTAGTCTTCTAAAGCAGCCTTAAGCGCCTTAAAACGAGGCGAGTATTCACTAAAATCGATGATGGCTTTTTCGCTGTTAAGATCTTTGATCTCATCGTCCAATTCTTTGGCAGATTTTGCCCCTAATTTCTTAGGATCCTCTTTATCCGCCAATTCTGACCTGGGGATTAGCTTGCCTTCACTGCCTTTGAATACTCGTAACGAGCCTTCTTTATCAGTTTCAAAGTACTTTTTCTGAATTTCAATCCGATCGTCGTTGACTTCTTCCTGCTTCTTAGCGAATTTACGAATCAGTACGGTACGACCTAGGCTTGCTTTTCCTTTTAGCTTGAATCCTCCTAAAACGTTTGCCAGCCCTGTAAGTTCAGAATTTTTAAATTCAATAGTGTTTTTCATCATTATTGCTCCTTCTTATTTTTGTCTAATGTTGGAAATTGACTTTAACATAACTAGTTATCTTTCCGTCACTAAGCTTAACGGGAATATAAGCATCACCAATACCTTGTAAAGCAAATATAACCTTAGTCATATCAGCATACTTACCATCTGAAATCAGATAGGTATCCGTCGAGCCATAGGCTAATCCAGCCTTCATGCCAGTTGACCCAAAGTAAGGGTAATGAGTATTGTTATTAAACGTACTTGTACCGAAGCCTAGATTCTGATATGCTCCGGAAACTTGAATACCGCCGTTTAAGGTTACTTGGTCTGAGAATACGAATCCTTTAATATTTCCAATGATATTAGCCGTATCTGAACGATACCAGCCTAGTTTGATGGCATAGGTTCCATTAGGATCTCCACGGTTCTTAGCTCCCCAACCCATATAGTCCCCAGTAGCATCAAGGTCAAAGTTTAGGCCATAGACATCTGGATGCCCAACAACTGAGTTGGTATGAATATGGCCAACCCCGTCGCCTTTATTATCAGTAGTGTATAAACCATCGGTGCCAATCCTCATAGTTTGCATAGTGGAGTTTAATGCAATTAATAGAGACCCGGCCTGAAGCTGGTTAGCAGTTATCGAATTGGCGACAATATTTGCGCCATTAATGTTATACACATTGATATTAGCCGCATTAATTGATCCAGCTGTTAACTTATTAGCATTTAGGTTGGCAATCATGGCGTCCTTAATGACTGCATTATCAATGTAGGTGGCCGCCGTAATATGCAGTTTGTTACCGTATATTGATATTCCTTCAGGCGAGATGTTAACTGCATTTACAACACCATCTTTGGAAACCTTAAGATTGATATTGTCGGAAGTTATTTGAACTTCTGAACTTGAAACCCTAGTATATGGAGTTGATACGGTTCCTCGTTCGATTTTAAGTTCAGCAAAATATGCACCAGAGCTTTGACCATTGGTAGAACCTTGATTATCTAATCGAACATACGCCTGCGTCTCATCCGAATTGGTAGTAAATGTCGCAGTGTATTTATTTATCCCACTTGGTGACATAATCAAATTTGTCTGCACATTATGAACATAGTCATAGTCTTTTGTAGATGCAAAGGTGCGACCTAGAACATATACATTGGTTCCTTTCACATTAGAACTAGCAAAACCCCAGAAAGTCATGGTGTAGGTTGTATTTGGTATGACGTTAAACTTTGTTGAGCCTGCAGCTGCAGTGTCAGCCATAGCTGTCCCAACACATAACGTTGCATCAACCGCATTATGATAGAAGTTGTGATGAATTAGATTTAAATTTCTATCTGCAGCTCCCCAGCTCATTAGTGTCCAGCCCGTCAAATCTGACCAATAACCAGAATATGGCAGAATATTTTCGTTTGTAATGTCACCTTGTGATACTTTAGTAGTGATCTGGTTATCCAATTGAGTCATCTTTGACTGATAAGTGTCGTTATCAACCTTCCCACGTACTGTTGTTTGGATTGCATCGACAGTTTGCGAAATACTTGACAATGCTGAAATAGTTGCTGTATCTGCTGGGTTTACCGAGAAATCACTCGCAACTTTACCTAGTTCCAATTTAGGGTGCCAAAAATCACAGTACAAACTGCCATCATTTAGATCTAGGTCATTTCTAGCCCAGAATGAATGTCCGCCTGAGAAATCTTTAGGCGTGTGGAAAGTAATTACGTAACGTCTAAAGTACGGCGTTAATGTAATTATGCAATGAGTATCTGATGTTCCCAGTACTTCAACACCGTCACTGCTAGACATAGACTGGTCGCTACCATTACCATAAAAGTACACACCAAATTTGCCTACTGTATTATTGTCTCCAGCTCCACGTGCATAGAAGCTAAGCGTGTACCATGTATCAGCAGCCATAGCATCATCAGTGATTGTTTGCTGAGCAATAGTCGAATATGGTGCGGGTGTCTTGCCCTGACCTTGATAGTGAATCAACGAATCGTGGTACCTACTTTCGGTTTGAATGGTCGTGAACGGATAACCAAATGTATCAGTCCAATAAGAACGTGAAAAGTCATTTGCGCTTCTAAAGATGTTAGTTGATATCAGTCCATCTTCAACTTTTTGATTCACGTTTTCGATAGTATTACTCAATGAAGTTGCTGTTAATTGTAATTGACTAATGTTATGTTGATTTACTGTGTTATCAGCATTGAGTGAGTCAAATCCTGCAGTTAAAGACTTGTTCGTCGCCTGAAGAGTTCCAATGTCCTTAGTTTGCTTACCCAAAGTATCATTGACGGTAACAAATTGAGCTTTAAGCCCTCTGGAATCAGCTTTCAAATCATTAAGACTTGTCGTCTGTCCATCAACCGTAGTTTTAACACTGGACAATGTTGAGTTAATTCCATCAGCGGTAACCTTAATCTGATTCTGTGTCCAGGTCTCAGTGGCGTATCCGCTTAGGTCATCTTTAGTCAACTTAGCAGCTAGTCCATTTTCCAATTCAGCAATCGTCATAGTAGAACCATCGGTTAATGTTGTGTACTTAGAATTAACTGAATTAGCAATGCTCTTTGCATCGTCGGCATTTTGAGAAGCCTTGTTAACATCGTCAATCAACCCAGCAGCTGAATTTTGTGCATCAATAGCTCGATCCAGTGCTTGATTAGCTAATGCATTTGTATCATCGTACTTGGCCGCAAGCTGGTCAGCTTTATCTGATGCACTTTTAGCATTTTCAACCGCAGTTTCAGCTTCCTTTTTAGCTACATCAACTTTGGCGTCTACCTCGCCAGGGTTCAATGTCAGCTGTTCCCAACGACCGTTGACCCATTGTTTGATAGACCACTTGTCTGGATCACTATCACTTTGGTCAAACCATAAGTCACCTTCATTGGCACTCACGGGTTCTTTTGCACCGTAGTAGTTTGTACTTTTACCGTTAGCGCTGCTAAGCGCATTATCAACACTTTCTTGAATACGTTGCACCTTGCTGTCCAAACTACTTTGTAGGTGTGTGTACTGATCCACAATACTCAAATCACCACAAGTGGCTGTGTAGCCGATGCGTTTACCGGTCACGTCAAACTGTTCTTCAAGCTGAATAATGCGAATCTTACGCTTGAAATTTAATGCTTCATCAATCGCTAGAATCCAGTCCCCGACTTTAGGTGCTTCATAATTAGGATAACCAGCGTTCTCTAAGTCATAGATGTTCATAGTCATTGACACGGTATAGGTCGCATCAACCTGCTTTTTTAAGGCGGCAATCAAGTTATCTGCAATTGTATATCGTTCATCGACAATCGGGTCCATTTCTAAGTCGCCAAACTGCTTGGCTAACTCACTGCAATACTCAACTTCTAATCGACCCTTACTTTGGTCTTCAGCATCTTTGAAAGCACCATAGCCCTTAGCATACGTCGCAAAATCGGATATTTTCATTTCTTCCGTGAGATCACTAAGGTTAATCCCTTTACGGGCAAAACTGGTTAGGTCACTGCCAATCTGTTTAGCAATGTGAACCGTCTCATTGTGCACTTCAAATTCAACGCCAGCCTGATCAATAATGTCGTTAAATAAATCTAACTTATTTTTATAACCCCAATTTTCTTTTTCAAATGCTGGTACGGTAATGTCATTCTTGTAGGTATACCCGGATTTATCAAAGAGTTGTCCTAGATAGAATGTATACTCATGACTACCCGTGTATTGTGCGTGCAATGCTACTTTGGCAAAGTCCCAAAAGAACTGTTGTACCGCATCAAAGACAACGGTATTGGTATCATCACTCAGCTTCTTATACGTAATGACGTACTTTTCATTATCGAAGTTTAACCACCAGCCGTAGTCTAAACCGTTCAATACGTCATCACCAGCAAACACTTCACCAGTCAGTGACAGTCCGCCATTGACGCTAGTAGTTCTTGTAATGGTAGCTTGGCCGAAATGGGGCGTCCCAGACGGATCATGAAATTTAATCAATAATTTTCACCTCACCTTCCTAAATATATAAATCACATAAATTTTTGATCTGAATATCCGCACTGATTGAACATACTACCTTGTTAGCTGCACCGGGATGCAGGATAAAATACCCCGCATTAGTTTTATCATTAATGTTCTGACTGCCACGAGTATTATTCATGCCCGATAACGTATAAACGTCACCAGCAACTACTGGGCTAGTCACTATCAATGATTGACCATCGACTGTCAACGTAAACCCACCAGCAGACGCCACCTTAGCCGTCACAACAAAATAAAAAGCCTGTTCTAGCTGTGAACAAGCTACTGTACCGTTATAAGTTATTGATTGGCCACTAACTAACGTTTGCGACCGTGGCTTACTCTCACCATATGGCAATTCGACTGTCTCAAATTCCAGTGACCAGGTGTAGTAAACACCCTTACCAGTCCGTTCGATAATTGATGGTAGGTTGGTATCTGCTCGATACACTTTAAACCGTTTCTTATCAACAGTTTGTGCTGGCATCACAAAGTATTTGCCACTCTCACGCACGTCATACAAGTTTCGACCGCCGTAAACGCGCGTTAAATAAACGGGGGCCGTTTGTGATAAAGCCGTGTTAACTTTATCTCGCACGTCATCCGCTTGTTCTAGGCTATTAACCCAATACAAACCATTGATTATAATCTTTTTGACGACATGCCGGCCCCCATAATCCAATGAACCGGCGCGCCCATCAAAACTCTTAGTAGTTCTGGTGATTGTTGGCACCGATTCTTCGAAGTTGAGCACTTGGAAGCCGAAGTCACTCAACTTATGTTCAGTTCCATTTAAGTTTGTAATTAAAGCATCCATTTGCTAACCTCCTTGTGGAAAGAATCGATTTAAATTGTGTTCCCGTGAATCCTTTTGTTTAATCAAAGTCCGCAGCTTTTCACCAATCATATCGTTGTGCACTTCAAATGTTGGTTGTTGGTCATCAAGCTTATTCAAGATAGCTTCCAGGCCTGCTACGATTGCTTGTGTACTGTCACTACCACCCAAGTTATAGTTGATTGTGGTATTATCTCCGCCAATTGAGTCGTTGATTGCTTTCGAAGCTTGGATAATTGATGAATTAGCCGGAATAGTACCAGCAGCATACTGTGAGACACCAAACATTTTGGCCGTTAATCCCGCTGGAATAACTTGCGTTCCTTTTGGTGCATTCAGATAAACATTACGTCCGTGTGGAATAAACGCTGGATGCCCGGGATACTTGACAGCTTCACGGTACACTGAACTTTCTTCGTCATTAACAATGATTGGATTACCATCGGTACCTGTTGTACCTGTTGCGTGCCGAGTAATTTTACGAAAAACAGTTGTAATGAAGTGAGTCACGTTTCCCATTGCATTCCAGCGGCTTAGAGTACGGATTGCGCTACTGATTGGACCAGAAGCGCCATCGTGACCACGAGCAGTCTTGTCTCGCATACCGGTTCCGTTGTAGCGACCTAACGAACCTTTAGCGCGTCCCATAGCCCCACTTGCCGAATCATATCCGCGAGCAGTCTTTCCGCGCATGCCTACCCCGTTGTATCGATCAAGTGACCGATGAGCACCGTTAATTGGACTAGATGCAGCGTCATGTCCACGAGCGGTTTTGAGTGCCATATTAACGCCGTTATATTTCATTGCCGATTTACGTGCACCGTTCATTGAACCTGAGGCCGAATCCTTACCTTTTGCAGTTTTAGTCTGCATCTTGGTTGAGTTAAATTTATCTAGTCCCTTTTTACCATTCTTAGCAGGACCAGACGCCCTATCAGTAGCCTTAAGTACCTTACCAGTTACTTTGACACGGCCATATTTGTCAACTGAAATTTTAGCTTTACCAGCATTCTTGCTAGCATTATCCTTAGCAAATAAATTCTTAGTAGCGTTTTTTGGTAAATTCTGATAAGCCTTATAATTACCAGTTACCTTCTTAATAATTCCCGTAGCGCCCTTGTCGTTTGCAATTAACCGTTTTTCACGTTCTGGTAAGCTATTCCAATCCTTAAGGTTTTTAACGCCTTTAGCAACATCTTCGGCACCCTTAGCTTTAGCCATGACCGTCTTCATTTGTGGCGTTAAGTTATTCCAGTCCTTGACACTAACCGAAGCTTGTTTCATGGCTGGCGACGCGTTGTCCTTTAAGACTGCCCGCTTCTCAGCCATCGTTAACTTATTCCAAGTTTGAGCCTTAGTCATGACGCCTAAGAGTTCTGGTCCGCCTTTGGAAGTAATGATGGCCTTCTTTTCGGCTGGGGTAAACTTACCCCATTGTTTGCCCTTTTCGATTAGCCCGGCTAGATCATCGCCACCTTTAGACTTAATCATCGCCTGTTTCTCTTTAAGCGTTAAACCATCCCAGCGTTTGGTCTGAACAGCCGCAACCCCAACCATGGCCGCGGCATTGGAGCTCATCTTTCCTTGTTTAACCAGTAGCTTCATCTGGTTCCATTTGTCCTTAGATTTAGCGGCTTTATTGACTTCGCCCTGTGCATTGGTCTTAACTTTTCCAGTCTTGGAATCAAATACTAAGCTATTCCAGGTATCGGCTGCCGCCTTAGACTTCTTACTCATATTGCCAGTTTCAGCAACCACCAAGGATGTACTCTTACTCATGTCATCATTTTGCCGTTTTACAATCGCCGCTGCTTGCTTGTAAGTGTAGCCAACATTTAGTAAATCCTGCGTAATTTGGGCTTTCGAAGCCCCGTTCGCCTTATCCAGTTTATAGATTGCCGCGGTCATACCATCTGTAGTTGACTTGTGGGTAGCTTGCAGGTCAGTCATTGCCTTGCCATATTGTGATGCAGAAATTTCACCTTTATCGTACATGGACTTGATCTGCTGGCTCTGATCATTGTAAAGCTTGTTTTCTTTCTGCATTGAAGACGTCAATTGATTAATGGTCGTATCACGTTGCTTACGAGTCATGTTACCAATATCCCCATTCAATGCAGCCAGAACGTTCTTCTTAGCACTTCCACCAATTTTTAGTAGGCTAATTTCATCGCTATTCATTTTACGTTGGCTATTGAGCAATGCAGTTCGTTCCGTATCACTTAAACCAGACATCTTGCCATTGTGGTTTTTGAGTATTGCTTCCGCGTTATTATAATTTTCCTTAGCGTCGGCCAATACCGTAGCATTATGCTTCTTGCGATCAGCAATATCCTTTTTCAAGTCACCTTGAACAGAGTCGGGCAGGCCCTTCATATCCTTCTGCATCTGCTGGATAGTGTCTTTGGAATCCTTCTCCATCTCAGTGTACATATCGCCAAAATCCTTGGCAACGCTCTTAGTGCTTGTATGACTTGCTGTCTCAAAATCCGTCAATGACGCACTAGCGTTAGTACTAAATCCCTTGAACTTAGTCAGTGCAGAATCAGCCTGTTCACCGACATCTGAACCCCACTGCCGTATTCGTGCAGCGCTAGCGGCCGCTTCCTTACCATAGAGTTGCCAGTAAGCCACACCGGCTACAGCTGCCAAACCAACACCGGTCACCGCCGCACCCGTCACACTTAATGAGGTTCCTAATACACCGGCGCCAGCTTCGGCCGTCGTAAAGGCACCTTTAAGCAAGCCAAATGTTGACTTAGCCGTTGATGCTGAGCCATTTACAGTATCAACACTACCCTTGAACGCTTTGAAACCGCCACTAGTGGCATCAGTCGCACCTTTTAACATCGCGAGTGATTCTTTAGCTGCTTGATTCTTCGCGTGCCATTGTGCGGTAGCGCTAATAACTTTAACAATACCGCCACCAAATGTTCCAAATCCACCGACGATATTACCCAGCATACTCAATACTGGGCCACCAGCAGCAGCTAATAGGGCAAACTTAATAATTGTATTCTGAGTGGCATCATCCATCTTTGAAAAACCTTGAACCATATCCGTGGCTTTCTTAACTAATGGTGTTAGTTTTGGAATTAACTTCTCACCGATTTCAATTCCTAGCACTTGTAATGACGCAATCAGTTTCTTGACATTATTTGCCGAAGTATTGCTCATTTGCTCGGCAACTTTCTTAGTCGCACCACCAGCGTTTTCAGTATCTTTAGTCAAGTCACGCAGACTCTTAGAACCGGCCTTAACTAATGCGTTAGCAGCAGCTTGGTTCTCACGTCCGAATGCTTGGGCTAAGGCCTTACCACGTTCAGCGTTTGACCAGCCCTTAGTGCCATGTGTGATATCATCAATTAGTTGCGGTAAATCGTGTGAGTCATGGGCCAGTTGCTTCGAACTAATGCCCATACTCTTGAATCCTTCGGTGTTTTGCTTGGTTGGCTTAATCAAACTAGTCAGCATACCACGTAAATTAGTCCCAGCTTTTTGGCCTTCGATTCCTTGGTTACTAAGCTCACCAACAGCCGCCGCAGTTTGTTCAACGCTGAGACCCAAACTAGATGCAACCGGCCCGACGTAGCTCATCGCATCAGACATATCACCGAAGCCAGCCGCAGTTGCATTGGCCGCGTATGTCAGCGAATCGGTAACCCGCTGAGTGTTCTTCATCGTCCCAGCCGTTGAGTTAGTCTTTAACCCGAACTGTTCAACGATTGACGCTGTGGCATTCATGACCGTACCCATATCTTCACCGGAAGCCATGGTTGCATCTAAGATAGACGGCATTGAGCCTAGAACCTGGTTAGTCGTGTAACCACGCCGAATAAGTTCCGCCATGCCGTTGTTGATTTCAGTAGTCGAGACACCGTACTTCATCGACATCTTTTTAGATGCATCACCCAACTGATCCAACTGTGACCGGTACTTAGCAGTAACCGCGCCCCCATTAGTCAGCAGAGGCCCCATGGACTTGATTTGCGAATCAAAAGTGATAGCGGATTTAGTTGCAATGGCTAAACCAGCCGCAATTGGGGCGCTAACTTTGCTGGTCATCGTTGAGCCGATGTTCTTCATCGATGTACCAGTCGCTACAGCGGCCTTGCTAACTTTATTTAAGCCACCGGTAAAACCAGTTTGCTCAACGCGTGCTTTAGCCATTGCCGCTGCATTATTCTTATACTGAGTTTGTAATGAGGCTAATTTAGCATTGGCATTCTGCAATTGAGTTGCTAGCTTAGCTGTTTGCGCGGTTGGTTTACCATCAACCAGCGAGTCCTTGTACGCTTTACCCAGTTTTTCAACAACCCGCTGCTGACTCATCATTACTTGTGACAAGCCTTTAGACTTAGCTGATAGGACATCAAACTGGCGGCCCGATTGACCGAGTACAGCCATTGATGATTTCATCTCAGCCATTGCATACTTAACTTCACGTTTAGCACCGGTTAAACCTTTACCAAACGCAGCGTGATCCAGCCCTAACTCGATGACCATGCGGCCTAATACTTCATCTGCCATTTATTATTCCTCCCTTCATTAAGATTTTCTAGCAAAGTCAAAAAGACTCATGACAGGCTGATTACCAGGGTTCACACCCACAGTTCCTGGTTTGACTCGGGTCCCACTTTCAGTCTGCTGAGTCTGTTCGGTCGTTGCTTCGATTATTTGCGACAATAATTGAAAGTCAACATCATTTAATACGCTTGAAAGCGTATAGCCGGTGCGGTTTTCAACAATTGCGCCGACTGCCGATAACACACTTTTGCGAGCTTCTTTGATGGTTATTCCGGTGTCGTCGCCATCTGTAGCTTTTTTGGGTCCACACCAGCCACTTTGCAAATAATTGCGAACGTGCGATCATCAAAATCAATCGCATTGAAACCATTCCAAATTGCTTCTGTTGTCACTAACGGGTTAGTAAATACTTTGGCTAGAAATGCTACTCGTTCTTCAAAAACATCACGCAATTTACGATCTGAGTTATCGGTTTCGATTAAGTTCAATGCGTCCAAGATACGGCCTGCCGGAATGAACGATTCCGTGAAGGTCTGCTTTTTACCATCAATAAGTAATTCCATCTTTAGTGGTGTACTCATAGTTTTTTCCTCCATACACAAAAAGCCGCCCCAATTGGTATTGTTGATTTATCGGCGACTTAAAGTGTTTTTATTCTGTTTTAGTAATCGTTACTTTAACTGTCCCTGTGACTTGATTTGTTGCATCAGTGCCAATCACTGTTACAACACCAGCACTAATACCTGTCAACGTGTTTCCTGTTAACGTTGCAATGGCAGGGTCATCAACTGATAATAAAACTGTTTTTTCTGTAGCGTTATCAGGAAGCACTGTTGAAGTAATTGTACTTGTTGCACCTACTGAAATAGACGGTTTATCCGCTGTTAATGTAATACTCTTAACCGTTACTACTCGCCGTACCATTTGGATCAAACAATTGCTTTTCAAACTTCGTAACAGTCGTTGCATCCTTAGTGGCATCGCCCACAAACTTCTGCATCACTTCGCCGTTAGTAGCAGTGGCAATCGAACTAATTGGCGTAAAAGTCCAGGCATCAGCTTCTGGCGTAAATGATTTAGATGAATCCAGCGTACTCAAGCTAATCTTATCCCGCGTAAAAGTTCCCTTGAAGAAACCAACTAACGCAATTTCACCAGTGTCTTCTTTGGATTCCATTTCAATTGAGCAATATGGTGGCAACGTATCTTCACCACCATAGCTGATCTTGTCATCATCGACGCGGAAACCAGCCAATAGGTCAGCACTAGCTTCCGGTAAATCTAAAATACCGAGTGCTACCTTAGCGTCACCCAAGCCTTGACGTGACAAGTAGTAATCGATATTAGACCCCGGTACTTTCACTGGGTCTTTAGCTAAGCCACTGATTTCGGCAGTGGTCGTAGCCCCTTTGTGTGCCTGACCTTCAACAATAATCAGCTCACCTTTTTTCGTGCCGTCTTCGGCAAATGGTTGAATCTTTAATCGTTTATATCCTACAAACATAATTACATCTCTCCTTAATAATTTGTGTCATACAATTTAGTGTTACCGCGGTATCTGCGAACATCAACAAAGCGGTTAGTTTCAGTCATGAATTCATCTAATTCGTTCTGAGCACCAGCTAATCTTGAAAAGCCCAGAGCAAGCATTTCGTTTTGAATTTCACGTGCCACAGCATTACGTGCCGGTCGACTGATAGATTCAACATTGACTTGAAACGTGAATTGCACATTCAAATAATCATCACTGCCAACAGCCGCTGGTACCGGTGGTCCGACAGGTGTAATCACAACAAATAGATTGTCGTGGTCAGCCGTTTCTGGGCTTTCGAAATAACTAATTCGATGACTGCCATCACCAGCCAATGTCAGTTTTGCAATTGTTGCATTTGCCAACAACGCGGTATAAATAGTTGCAAGCATATCCTTGGTTTCGGTCATAGTAGTTTCCTCAATTCAGCTTCTTCAAGTGCCTTGGCAGGGCCACGGCTACTATCAAATGCACCTTGAACTTTACCCATGCCTCGTGGATGATAGGTTTTGCCGAACCGTGTATAACCGAGCTCATTCAGATGGACTAACCGCCAGCGAGATCCCGCGTGCCAACCAATCTTAATCGTCCGTACACCGCCCTGACTATGAGGGTTACCAACTGATACTTGAAGAACTGTTTGACCTGTGTCACGATAGCTGGCGACCGCATTCTTGAGTTCAACCGCTACTCGCCTGCCGGCTACTCTTAACGCATCATTTTCAATACGATTTAGCTTTGCTGGGCTAAACTTTTCGGCCAACTTATTAATTACTTCATCAACGCCTTTAAACTTAACCGTCACTTCCGTCATTTAGTCACCCCCAGCACAATTTTTACAAACGAATTATTTTCCAAATCTGGTGCAACCTGGATAACATCCCAAACAATCGGTTGACCAGCGACATTCAGATAGCGGCGGTCGTCAATAACTACGGTATCTTGTGTTGATGGGTCAAATTCGCCAAAAGTATCGCGAATCTTGATAGTCACGCCATACTTTGCTTCATTAACGTTAAGCACTTCACGGTCTTTGGTGGATGGATCATAAGCTAAACCCAAACACTCAAAAGCTTGTTCAGTTTGACCACGACCCGGCTCTGGCCCCAAATTTTTGACGGTACGAAAAAACGAACCGGCGTATTAAGCTGATTCGTTCTTATTGGTGGCGCTTTGTACTCAAACTTCGGTCGATTCATCTTCATCATCCCCCGGTTCATAGCTGGTCAAGGACGCAGACAATAAGTCGTCCAAAAAGTTAGCGTCGAAAAACTCGACTTGGTCATTGTAAGCGTATCGTGCTCGTTCTAAAACTAGCTCGTCATACACATCATCACCGGCGTTACTGGCGATACCAGTAATATCGGTGATACGCTTCTGACTTGCATTCAGAATTCGCGATAAATTTGCGTCCTCAGCTTTGTGATAAATCTTCATACGCAGTTTGAATTGATCTAATAATGGATTCACTTAATCACCCCACTAATGCTAGTAAATCGGCCTTCAACGTAGCTCCAGTGTGGTCGATTCCGTTAGCATCTAACCAAGCAGTAATTTCAGCTACGGTACTGTTCGCGGTAGGCTTAGTTACCCCGGTGTCCGGGGTCGCTATTTTCCCGTGTCACCGCCGGTCGTTGGTTCAGTAGCCGTAGTACCAGGGGTAGCAAGCTTCAAGTCGTAAACCACAGCCGCCTTGTCATCCTTAGCCTTACCATAGAAGAACTGCTTAGCCGTGTATAAGTCCATATCTTCAAGTGCAAGCGTTTGATCATATGGTTGAATCTTCAACGGGCCAGCTTGGAATGCATCATAGCGACCTTGAACGAAGGCAATCACCTTGTTTTCTGGTGCAAACTCGGATTCGATAATTGTTAAACCAAATGGTAAGGCAGTGACGAATTGGCCAGCTAAGTTTTGAACCATAAATTGTGCTTCCACATCTAATGATTCCCCAGGACCCATGACCATAACAGTCTTGCCCTTGGCAACAACTGGCTTGCCATTTTCCTTAGTTGAAAGATTCTTGATCATACCAGCTAGTTCTTTAGCAGCAGTCTTGGTATCAGCGAACGTCAATGTTCCTGCGGATTCTTTTTCAGGGTATACGCCACCAGTCACGGCCACGCCTTCCTTGACAGAACGATTTAAACCGATTGGCTTGCTGTTCCCATCACCAGTTAAGAACGCAGTTTCAGCGCCGACCGCAAAGGCTTCAGTAATTTGGGTGATTACGTATTGCTTAATCCATGATGGGCCGAAGTCGCTTAAGTCCTTTGGTAATACCAAGAACGCGGTTGCCTTGGATTGATCAGCTTTAGTCTCCTTGAACTTAGCATCTAATTGACTAGTGATTTCGCCGAAAATATTACCCCAGCCAATTACTCCGGAAGCATCTGATTGGATAATCTTCAAGCTAATACCTTGGTTTTGCAAACCGATCGCTTGAAGTAACGGGTGGGCTTGAACCATGTCATCGAACACTTCAGTAACAACCGTTTCAGGCAATAACTTAGGTTCTTTAAATCCAGTATCTGTCTTAATCTCATTGAAAAACTTCACTTCTTCGTTCGACATCTTGGGGTCGTGTCGGCGAGCGTCCAAGTAGTCTTCGGTTTGAGCATGAACTTGGTTCTTAATTTCTGAAAGTGTATCTTCACCCAAAGCGTCCATCATATCAGTAAAACCCTGTTGTTGCTCTTCGGGCTTGGCAGCGTTCTTCACCAATTGTGCGTACTTTTCACGTGCGTCAGTAAAGTTTTTGAAAGCTTTTGTATCAAATTTAATCATTACTTTTCCTTCTTTCTAAATTAAAAAGCAAACGGATTAAATGTTTTTTCCGTTTGCACTTTAGGTTTAACATTTAGTTTTTGAGCGACTGCAGTTGTAATACGATCAATATCTGAATCAGATAATTTGAAAGGATCAATACTGCGTGCAGTTATCATCCCTGAATTATTTTGCTTCATTAACTCAGTTATTTTATCAATGGCAGGCTTTGGTAACATACCTGAGCCACCATCTGCGACCAGCTCAATTTGATCATCAAACATAATTTCATCGACAAAGCCTAATTCTTTAGCTTGGTCTGCATTCAAATACGTTTCTGAATCCATCTTGGCCTGTAAATCTTCCATTGATAAACCAGTCTTAAGATGGTAAGCATTCGCAATTGCTTCGCTGGACTGCTTTAAAATTTCAGACAGCTTAGCCTGATCGCGGTAATCACCACGCAATCCACCAGCTACATTGTGAATCATAATTTGGCCGACTGGGCTAATCCGTGTGGGATTACCAGCCATGGCGATTAATGACGCTGAACTTGCGGCCATCCCAACAATGTTAACCATAACTTTCCCTTGATAAGCCATCAACGCAGTATAAATTTCAGTTCCAGCGTCCATTAAACCACCACCAGAATTAATATCAACTTCAACAGTTGAGCCATCATCTGGTAATGCATCAATGACATCCTTAGGAGCAGTACTGTCCATTTCCAACATGTCATAAATCCACTTGTCATCGTTACTAATAATCGGACCCTTAACGTTAATCTTCTTCATTATTCTCACCACCTTTCATTGTATAATTCTTGGTCATCACTATCTGGTCACCGTCTTCACGTGGTGGCAACCCAACTGCTGACCGAACCTCGTTTTGAGTAACCATACCTGACGAGCCAAGCTTGTCGATTTGTTCTGCTAGTTCAATTAGTGTTGGTCGATTAATACCAATTACTTCAACTTGTTTGCCATTCTTTAAGTAATCTCGCTGGCTGAATGACTTAGCATTAAGCTCCGACTGAATCTTATTTAATAGTGCACTCAAACACTGCTTGTTGAATAATTCTTGGTTATCGCTACTTTCGGCAGTTTCACCGTGTATCAGCGCCGGTGGCACTCCCACCAGCCGTGCAACGTGATCGATGAATGCCATTAGCACGCTGTTGCTTTCATCAAATGTCTGGTTCTTACCCACACCGTTTGACACTTCGTTATACTCAAAACCATTAGTGATTGGTACCAGCGCAACGGAGTTCTTGCTGAAAGATTGGAAAATCTTGTCAATAAACATCTGCAGTTTGTTCGCTTTACCGTCATTAACACCAGCCGTCATATCAGCCTTAACAGTCGCGCGAATCTGATTATTACGCAATTCTAGCTCATACATCCGCCCAAACAACTCGCCATAGTCTCCCCACAAACCAGTCAGATAGTGTTCTAGCTGGTCATTGGAGTATCTTAAGTAAATAACATCAGACATCGGGAAGGAACGCTTAAACGTGTATTCTTTGACTGTGACGTTGTCGAAAGCGTCTTCATACACAGCAAACTCGTGACGACTAAAATCATCCGCAATTAATAAATCGCCATCGTCGTCTTGAATCACTAGCACCTCGTTGTAATAAATCAATTGGTAGATAAAATGCTGCCAAAAATCACTAGCCGATTCGTCAGTATTTGGTCGGACATTGAGCTTGTAATACATCGCATCCTTAACAGGTAACCCCTTGTTCATCACACGAAACTCCGACTGGCTAACTGCCCGGCCCACGTAATTAATCACGGTGTCAATCGCCATGCGTTTTAAGTAGGCTCGGTTTTTAATGTCTTGAAACAAATCAAGATCATAAATAAAGCTGGAATCTTTCCGCCGCGTAAATAGGTCAAAGAAGCTATTAATTACACTCATATATTCACCTCCTTTCCGTTAGAAATCAATGTCTGCCAACATATCTAGCGATTCATTTACCGAGTAGTCGGGTAACTGGTCAACCAGATATTGGCCATATTCAAACGCTTTGAAGCCATCAGTTTTTCGCCGAATTTCTTCTTTCTTGCCGTATCGTTTGTTACCGTGGCTATCGGTCGAAACCAGCACGTTCTGTGTGTTCCATCGCAATAACGGGTTGTCACCCCAGATATATTGATGATTGGCAAACCCTGTCTCAATCCTCGGGGCTAGTAATCCATCAATCGCAGTTGGATTCCGAATCACGACCACCTCAAAGCCTGCATCTTCAAAGAACTTACGAAGTAAATCCGCCCGGAAATTATCCATGACAACTTTCTTAATGATAAAACGCTTTCGCTGTTCCAAGAACCAGTCAACTACCGCTTGCGGGTCAATTGTTGGTGTGTCCACCACGGTCAGTAGTCCGCGTTCTTCCCATTCAGCAATAGGAGGAGCAGACTGGGGGCGGTCTTGTGGTTTAGCTGAATACGCATAGAACTTATCGACAAATTGACGGCGGGCAAATTGATGGCTGATAAAGTACTGCTTGCCTTCTCGTTTGATGGTCAACCCGTCTGCAGTAAAGTCGCGAATAGATGCAAAATCCACCGATCCAATCGCTTCCATGCCTTGCAAGTCGTCCAGTAGAATCGGACGGTTAGTCGCTTTGATTTGCTCATAAGGGGCAACCGACTTTTCTAGGTCTTCAACCTGGTAGTTCATGCGCTTAATAACGAACTCATCATAACCGGACGGGTCTAGTTCCAGGTCGTTATAGTCGTCCATAGTCTCCTGGTAAACGTCTTTGGCGTAACCATTCATCGGCTTAGAAAATGATGGGTTAGCAAGCTCCCAGTTGGCTGGGTCGTCCATCTCTTTCAAGTTGTCCAACTCGCAAACAAATGGAAACATCGATTCAATGGGGGCCTTACCGTTTAAAATTGCATCAGCTTTCGCTAGTTCTTTGTCTAAGTAGCCATCGCGCACGTAGCCTTTGGACCCAATCTCGAAAACTCGTGAGTCTCGAACTTTCCCCAGTCCTGAGATATGGACTTTTACATTTTGGTTATTCTGATAGGCGTGAATTTCATCGAAAATAACGAAACCATCACGCAAGCCATCTTTAGTATTCCCGTTAGAAGTCCGGTATCGTAACGTCGAGTTGGTAGACTTCGAATGAACTTGCGAATTAGTCGCATAAAATTCGCCTTTCAACTCACTATGCAAGTCGACCGCATCGTGAATCTCATCAACTGATGTTTTGGCCTGTTCTTCACTATTGGCGATAATGGAACCATTATAATTGCGGACTCCATGCAGTCGTGATAAAAGAAAAGATGAAATCACCGATACCCAGCCGTTCTTACCAGCCCCACGTCCAACGACTACCATGAACTTCCGAATTGCTCGCCGCTCAGTGGTGTGATCATATAAAAAAACGAACGCGGTTAAGAACTTCTCCCAGGGTGTAAATGGGAAAAACCACTTATCAGCGAACGTTAAACAGTCCTCGATTTTTTCTTCATCAAAATAATAATTTTCGTTAGTTAGAACGGTCTTTTCTATTAATTCCACGAGTTTTATTCGCCGTTTATTCAATCTGATAGAGCCGTCTTTATAGGCCTGTAGGTAACTTTCAACATACTTCTGTTGAATCATACCAAACCACCCTTTTCATCGCTAGTAGTGGCTGTGTTAGACACTTTAGGGGTGGCTTTAACGGGTTTAAAGTCCTTTTCAAGCGTTATTAGCGCGGAATTAATACGATTTTTTTCGGAAACAGCTGGATTTGTTTTCCAGTATATCTGTTTACCATTCTCGATTTTGACCATCACGCCATGCTGTTGTATGCTTTCATCAAGCTGATAAAAAGCGTCCAAAAGACTGATATATCGGTCAACCTTCTCTTTCTCAACAGCTGATTTTTTATCGATTCGTTGCATCAATTCCCTTCTTATTTTACGGTGGTCCAAACCCCCACCCCCCCTTCCTGAATGATTAAAAAAAGCAATATTTTTCCGGAGTCGAGTCCTACCCACCGGTTCCCAGTTTTCTATTTTTCGCCAATTTTTTGGCCCCGGGGGCCTTGGCAATAAAAGATTTCCAGTCAAAAAAGATACATTTCTCAACGTAGTAATATCCAGTAAATTCTTCCGCCGTATTCATCCGTTTACAATAGTTCTTCGCTCGTCGTTCACTAAAATAAACGCGATGCGCAAATAATACATTCGCTTGTTGGTCACGCATGACTACATAGACCACGACTTGCTTAGTGTTATCGGTTCTTGATCGCATTAGTCATCACTCCTTGTCTATTGATAGAACACCTTACCAGTCTGTTGATTGATAAAGATCACATGCTGAATTGGCTTATAGTCGCACTCCGATAATAAGAAGATGGTTGCAGTCAGCATGTTTAATCCTAGCTCATCGGTATCTGTAGCCGTTACAAACTGATAACTACATGACATTACCTGAGCTTGCTCACCATCAACATAGATCTTAGGCATCTTTTGCCCGTTGTATATTGACCAAGTTATATCATGTTCCACCATTAATCCCACCTTTCGTCCTTACTCCACCGATTCTCTTTACGCTCATGCTTGCTTCGATAGTTCATACGATGATGTCGTTTGTTATGACAGTCCTTGCACAGTGTCCGCAGATTAGTTGGCTCAGTTCGCAATTCCGGATAGTCAGCCAACTCTTTGATGTGGTCAACCTCCAGTACAACTGGACGACCATGGCTATCAACATCGCCATACCGTGTGACCTTACCATCACGCCTACACCACACACATTCATAGTGATCACGCTTAAGGATAGCAGCGCGCAGATGTTCCCACTCAACGGAGCTATAGAACTGCCGGCACTGGTCAGTTGTCCAATTCATTGCAGAAAACTTCCTGGTCACGAAATTGCTTTAGCTTACTAATTACTTTGGAAGTGTCGATGTCCACATCAATTTTTAGCTTCGATGCGTGCTTAGGCTCGATTCCGTCCATGACGTTACCCAGACCATCATAGATGTCGTGCAGTGAATAGCCCTGCTTGATTAATCGGTAGCATGTTTCATTGATTGCCTGCGTTGCATTAAACTCTGATTGCTCCATTCATATTACCTCCAATGAATTTAATTAATGTGATTGACGTGGTATCGAACCACGCACCGCCGCTAAGCTTTCCAATCCCTGATTGTCCCTTCTTAGAGACCCTATTCAGGTTCAACCACACGTCGACTACCATTTTTAGCTTAATGGCTAACTCACGTTTTAGACGCTGCGCTACGCCCTGAGTCGTTCACTCAATGTGCCGGTAAGGATTTGCACCTTACATGACGTGTGGTCATATCAGTGTCACCCGATACCCGTTACTCGCGTCTGACTATGCGTCTACCTATTCTGCCACGGCACACCTTGGATAGTGTCACCCAAACCACTAACAGTGACCTATAACTCACTGTTGCTTACAGTGTTCATGTATTTTTACACTCCGGAAGCTATCCTTCTCCCAGAAATGATGGTATTAAAAAAACGCCACACCGTTTGGCATGACGATCATCATGGTGACTAAAAATTAATTTCATTCTGCTTAAGTTCAATATCCAAACGCATGATTTTAATAGCCTTTAACAGATATTTTCCAACATGTTGTTTCCCATTAATTGTTTCAATGAGTTCATTTAAATCTGAATACAATGCCCTTCGCTCTAGTTTAAATGCTTCATCCGGTGTTTCATCTTGTAAACCATCACGGCCTACATACATTATGGCAATGATATCCTTAGCTTCCTTTATGGACATTGATTCCATGTATGCTCTTCGAGCGCGTCCATATTCCACTTGTATTCCATCTTCTAACGAATTAAACCACAATTCTTTTTCAGATAGAGAATATCTCGATCCTCTTCGCTCATTAATATCAAATCCATTCGATAAGGTAATCATTACATTTATTTTTTGCATCAATTGCGCAGATATTTCCATTGCTCAACACCCAACCTTTTATCATCTTTCAAACATAATAATTATACATTTTCATATCTAACAATGCTAACGTCTACTATATTCATAAATTGGGCATCGCGGATAATAAAAAGCCGCCACACAATCGCGACGACTTTTCTTTGGAACTATTCGATAATACAAATATACACCCATTTGCTCGGCATGTAAGTGACATTCAGGGGACATTTTAGTGACATCTAGGGGACATGGTTCACTGTGTAACGTGATTTTTCCTGATAAATCACTTACTTTCCAATTGACTAGAGTATGCGGACTCAAAGTTCTTATCACTTTGATCTAAATTATTAGACTCCAGAGTCCTATTTTCTTCTAAAGATTTCATATCACGTTTCACGGATATTCGTGATTCATTTAAGCCTCGCAATATATTTGATTTGTTATCTCCAAATTTAATTGGGTTATTGTTTTTAGACTTGTACTGATCAAAAATTGTTGTAAATCCATCTATATCGGCCTTCATATCCATTCTAAGAAACTGATAGGTCATAATTTGTTTATTGGGAATATTAGTAGTTTCAAGATTAGCAATAATTTGATAATTTTCTTTCATATCTGATAAAAATGCGTTAATCCCATCATAAGTAATAGGAACGTTTGATGAATTAGCAACTACATTATAAATTTCATCTAAATTGCAGAGTTCAATTTTTTCTGCATTTATCATTACCTGTCTCGCTGTTTCATTATAAGTACGTTTGAAATTCAATTGATTGATAAAAGACCAACCACTAAAAAATAATGCAAAACAAGAAATTATAATTGGAATTATTTTACTCCAATATTCTTTTATAAATTTTTCCATTCATCTACCCTCCACAATTGATTATACAGGAAAATATGTAACCAAATCAAAAAGCCGCTACATAATCGCAACGGCTTTCCTATTATAAAACTTTCACGTGTCTTACTCCATCACCGTACAGTCGTTTGACCTGACGGAACGAATAGCTCATCTGTAACGCAATCGTGTCCAGTTGAATATCTTCAATAAAATACTGTTCTAATATAGAAGCTTCTAACGAATTAGTTAACTCATCAAGACAATCCGTAATTTCAGCTTTGATCGGCCGACTCTTCTTAATTAACCGGTTAATCCGCCCTTCAATCTCTTCTCGTCTAATTAAATCGTCAGCCAGCTCACGCCGCTTACCACCGCCTGGTTGCCCGGTAATACTAGGTGAGTGTGTTGACTCAATACGATCATCAAGGACAAATAGTTTAGTTTCAAGCCGCTTGATTTGTCTAAAGTAAGGCCGGTAACGCCTTAAAAATTTCTTGTTAGTTTCAAAATCACCCACAACTTTCCACCTCAACTCCGAATAATTAAATTGCCATGGCGATATTCTGTTACTCGCCGATTTAGCCAACTGTATTTCTTATGCAGTTGCTTTAAGGTTTGGTTCTTCTCTTCTGTTGTATGTGAACTCTTTGCTGCGTACGCTTCAATTAAATTGTATTGTCGCAACGAAACTGCTAAATAACCACTCTTCATTGTAGCCTTGGTTATCTTCCAAATAGGTGCCATTTCTTTAGAGCTGGCATCAATAATGCCATTTTTATGGCGGTCTTCGACCTCACATACAAGGCTGTTGAGCTTCTCATGATCTATACGCTTTTCCATTATATTTTCTCGCCCACATTCTAGCTATCGCATAATTTTTACCTGCAATCATCATGGTGGCATTATTTATTATTGTCAAAACACATGCTCTATTGTAAGATTTGGATTGCTTTGGCGTATTCACTGTCAGTCATTTGTGTTCCTCCCATAAATGCAAGTCATACATAAAAGTTTCAAATCTGGCCTTATTGAATTGATAAAGCTTCTCATCTGATCCATAAGGTCGCTCGATTACTAAACGATCATCCTTAATTCCAAGGTAACCATTATTATCAAGCTTCTTATCATAATATTCATAGTAATCATTTCCAAGTCCGGTCACATCATGATAATTCAGCATTTTCCACGCTTGATTCCCTGCATCTTCAAAAATACGAATGAGTTTTGGAGTAATATTAAATTCTGATCGTTTTGAAAACAAGCTAATATTATGTGCTTTGACTGCAATCTTTAATTCATCAACTTGAACTACATTCATTTGCTTTCCTCCAATAGCTCAGGGTTCTCGTGCACGTTGCCAATAATCAACAATTCAGCCCCAAGATTCCAATCGTCAACACCAAATCCCTTGTCAGCAACACTTCTAGCAATCCATTTGCCGTGAACATAATTTCTATTTTTAACTAAAAACGGCTTACCAACTCTACTAATCCAATTATTTAACTCAGGACAATTTTCGATAACACGTACAGGCTGCACCACGTCTCCTACATAGATATCCTTGCCATTCACGTCTTTCAGGCCGGTAAACTGCTCAGGGATGTATTTCTCTGGCTCCGTTTCAGCAAGTGCTAAAATATGGCTTGCTCTGCTGTACACCATTTCTTGCATAGCACCATACTTACCAAACGGCATATGCCACGCTCTAAACTTAATCATCGGCGCCATCTCCTACATAAAATAACGTTCAAACAGGTCACTGGGTATTAAGAATTGTTCACCATCATGGTCTTCGATAATCCGATCATTAAGTGAAACTGGCTTTCGTCTACACTGATTCTCCTTACCATAGTTTGCTATGAATTCAAATCCCCATATATCAGACCAAACTAAACCATGGTATTCAAACATCGCTTTCCAGTGATTTCTTGGACTATCTAGTTTTTCATCAAGCTTATCAGCATCCTTAAACGCTTTCTGTACCTCATCGCCTAATTCATTGGTAATCTTAATTGCGTTAAATTCTGTTGGTTTAGCAACACATTTATCGATTTTGATCATCGTCGCCATCTCCTTGCTTAAGTGAATCCTAATTTTAACGATCTACATACGTGGTATCAACATTGCCAACCACTTCAAGCTCACCGTCAGGATACACATCTAACCAATCACCTAAGCCAATAAAGTTATTCTCAACACACAAGCCATGTATCCCCGATTTATTACTGCCCTTAGATACTAGTCCCATTTCATTAGTAGATATAATTCGTATAACATCGTGGAATTTAATTAACTTACCGTTTACATCGTACCGTGCTTTTATTTCATCACTCATTTTCAATCCTCCCCGAACGTTTCAAACGCCCGCTTGCGAATATTGTATGGCTCATATTCCTTGGCCAATTGCTTACTATCTAATGCTTTAGCTTTATTTTCCTCGGCATGTTGCTTCATGCGCTGGTGCTTCCGTTTAATCGTTGAACGCTTCTTAGTGTGTTTAAGCATTCTCGTCCTCCGTAATAACTAGAATCCATAACCAACCAGCCCCTCATTAATAATCTTTAACGCATCTTCCGGGCTACGTGCAATCCCGTGAACCGTGTGTTGTTTCATCAAAAATTTATGAAATTTGACCTGATCATCCCGTGGACGTCCAGTTTCGTTCTTACATTCAATAAAAAATATTGTGCCGTCTGAATGCCGAAATCCGAATAAGTCCGGGAATCCTTGCGGCAGTCCAGTATCGAACCATCTACCATTCTTCATTTCGACCTTGCCGACATTCGCCCGGAAAATTGTACATCCAGCAGCTGATACCGCCACGCGGATTTGATTTTGTATTTCTTGTTCTCGCATTGTGTCACCTCAATTAGTGACTACACTTCAACTAACCAAATACGTCTTATCCCTTATGTCCCAATGAGTTAACCGAGGTGTAGTCATGTAGTCACTTGTTTTCAACTTTTCCAACACACACCGTCGTGTACCCCTATTCCCTATACCCTATATAAAATAATATATATATATAAATATATATAAGTAGAGTATACATATTAATGTATACGTTGGGGCCGTAGGGCTCGGGCGTAGTCTCTATACTTGCTACACTATGACTACTCTGACTTCACTCGGGTGTATCCACGTTTTGGAACACCCTTAATCCGTCGTTGTGTCGCGTGCCATTCCTTTTTATTGTCCATGACGTACTTAATTTTATTGGCTAATTTTCGATTTTTAACAATATCCGGAACACCCATCTTGAATGCAATCTCGGAACTCGTAACGAAATCACCCTTGATTTGAGCTAGTGATTGTTCGATAGCATCTTCTTCGGCGTCAATGTACATGAACTGCTCACGATTGTCTGCCATCATCTGCTCCTGATCCTGCGTTAATCCGAATCGAAAGCCGTCGCGATAGTAACTTGCGAACTCACCCCATAGCTGATCAATCGTTTCCTGCGGCAAATCAGTAATCGGTGACTTCTTCTGTAGTGCTGAATTGACCATCACCGGCATAAAACGCCGCTCACCGGTTTTATCCTTCAAGTAAGTCACTTCATTAGTCGTCCGTGCCATCACAAAGTTTTTATATCGCCGGACGGTATAGCGACCATAGGCTGGCCGATACTCCAACATTTCAGCACTGATAAATTTCTTTAAGATTTCAAAGCTACTATGGCTGGTAGCGGTCATTTCATCATCGTTCACGATCCAAGCCCGCATCATATTGCCATAGTTGTCTTTGTTTTCAAAGTCAGTGAATTGGTCGGTATACCAGCCATTTGACATACGCTTAAGCAAGGTGGTCTTACCAGTTCCTTGACCACCCACTAAATCCAAAACGAAATCAAATTTAGTTTCTGGCTTGAATACTTTGGCTACTGCGCCGACAAAGAATAGCTTGGTCTGTAATGTTGTCACTGGTGATTTTTCAACGCCGAGATAGACCGGCAAGAAGTCAGCCGCCCTAGTAACGCCGTCCCATTTTTTGTAACATTCGTTCAGATAATTAATAACTGGATTGAATACGTTACGTCGTGACACTTCGGTAACTGCCGCATCAATTAACTTTGGCGTAAACATGACTTTATACTTACGTTCGATGTACCGTTGTAATGCTGGTGTGAACTCATCTTGCAGTGGTCCATGTTCCAACATTAGCTCGGCTGAATCTTCCATGAACTCAGTTTCGTAACTAAATTCGTTATACGCGAACTTGCCTTTAAGCAGTGGATCGTGCTCTAATATCAGACAAACATTTTCAAGTGAATTTGCTTTAATACCGCCCTTAGCCGTTTCCATAAAATTAATTCGATTTCTAAGCGGTACAACTTTCTGCTGTTCCTCTAACTTGCGGAGCTTGTCCGCTTCTTCCTCTGCACTCACCGGTTAGCCTCCCTTCGTCTAATTTCTTTTTTTATCATCGATTCAATTGTTGTCTTAGCTTCACGTTGAGTTAGTGAATCGTCCGTGTTTGCATTTGCCAGCAAGCCTAGCTGGATAACTGCCCGTGGGTCTACACCTCGGAATAATAATCCGCCGGCAAAACTCGCCAACGCATTATTACGGCCACCGGTGGCACCCAAACCATCGACAATGGTTTCAAACAAAGTGGCTGTTCCTGACTTCTCAGTGTAATCAATGTTCAGGTCTGTGAACACGTCGACAGTATCGTCACGGTTCGCATTAATTGCTTGGACCAGCTCGTGTGGGGCCGCCACGATTGGATTGTGATTCTCCCACTGATACAGCTTGCCATTCCGTTCCGATGGTGCCACCATCACGTAATTGTTGACATGAGCTTTGACGTCGACTCCCGGCAACCAGCCAATACGCTGTTGTATCGTACAATCATCTCGTTTTAAATAGAATAGCTGTCGGCCACCACCCGCAGTAGTCTGCGATAATGTTTCACGCAAGTATTCGGGATTAGGATAATCAGCAATTGATTTAAAACCGTCCGCACCGCCGGGATGTTCATCGATATCAATCACAAAAAAATTAGTTGTGCGTAGCGCTAATTGTGCGTATGGGTGTGACCGCCAATAGCTTTGTATCTGATCAACAGTCAAGGCGGGCTGGTCAGCGAACTTAATCATCGGTTTCTTGCCAATCATTGGCAGGACGCTAAACCCCGCTTTGGCGTATCTAACTGCATAATTAACTAAATTACGCATGACCGGCCTCCTTCTGTAAATTAACGGGCATCACACCCGAACGGTGGTCTAATGACACTGCATCTTTAATGATTAGTCCGTCATTGCCTGTTCAATAGCCCACCATGCTGCTGCATAAGGTGCAAACTTGTCACGGGCAGCGTTTAACTCATCCAGCATTTTCGTAGTCGTAAAATTTTGGGCCTTAGCAACTTCATCAAAACTGTATCCTTCTGAAATCATGACCAACGCTTTACGTGGATTGAACTTCGAATTTAGCTTGTAGTCGTAATTCTCATTCATCAAGAACCGGTCAACAATATCGGCAGTAATCGTTTCAGCAGTTGTCACCGTGTTGTCGACACCCTCTAGTTCAAGATGAGTGTCATCCGTTTGATGTTCTTCCCAAACGCCTCATCATTACGGGAGTAGTAGTACATGGATTGGCCAGTCTCCGCATCGGTGATTTTGTCGTAATGGATTCGTGCTGATTCAACAGTAATGCTGACCACCTCATCGCTTTTCAGCTCACGTAATTTATCCAGCAAATTATCCAAGCCACCCTCGCCAACCTTCAGCGTAATGGCAGTATTGTCTTTGTTGTCATTCTTGAATGAATCAATACCCGCATAAAAATTTAAGCTCATTTAGTCGTCCTCCTTAGAACGGTGCTTCATCTGTTGGTTCTACTGGTGCGTCTGCGTCAGTTGGTAGTGGTGCTTGTGGCGCATCCGCGTCAGTTGGCATTGGCGCCCCACCTAAGTCGCCAGGTAAGTCTGCATCCGTGATGTCTGCAGTTTCAGGCTGTTCAGTTGCATCTAAGTCATATTCAACGTAGGGGTTGTCGGGATCCTTCTTGTTTGGACGGTGCTTAATGTGTAGAATCACCGACTTACCTTTTTCTGGTGCAAGTACATTAGCTAACATTTCGTGTGTATCAGTTTCATTCTCACTGGCAAAGTATTCTGGTTTCATCTCCACGCCCAATAGCGAACCTAGCTTGATGACGAACTTAATATTCCGACTAAGAATGAAATCTGGGATAGCTTTACCTGCTTTATTCTTAGTAGCAAAACTAATACGGTCGTACTCTTTTTCGCCAGCATGGTCGCCATCAAGAACCGTAAACATGACCTGTAAGCAATCCCAACCTGAATCGAATGATCGATGTTCAATGCTTTCCACAGCGGTTAAATAATCACCATCTGGTAATCCTGTGCTTCCGCTGTTCACTGAATCATTCTTTGGATCAAAGTTATCTAAAGTGTTTGCTGCAATATCTAATAAACTCATATTTATTTACCTACTTTCGTTGTTTGTACTTCCGGTGCTAATGCATTCGGAATAACTTTCAGAATACTGAGAATCTTTGAATCATTAATTTCACTGGCTTTATACCGGCGACGAATTTCTGTCACGTTTCGTAAATAGTTCTTGCCAACGTGTTGAGTATGGATAACCAAGTCACAATTTCCGTTGACAACGTTGTAATACTTAGTTTTGAGTGACGGAACTGTCTTGGTATTACCATCATCATCTGTAAAGTCATTCTCACGACTAATGTAAACGACGTTGATTGGTAATGCCTTGAGATCCATTACCAGACTTTGAAGCACAGTATTGAACAATGCATATCCTCGGCCATACCCCATGTCTGCTAACGATTCGACCCCCGCCTTTAGGCAAATTGCCTGTTCAATCAGCTGGCAAACATCATCGATAACATCTAGCGTCACCGTCTCGTACGTGTTTTGGGTAGTTCCTAACTCCAAAATTACTTCTTGAAGCTGGTCAATGACACTACTCTTTAAGCTGCCATCAGGGTTGCGCACGTTTCGTAATTGAATGCTTGGACGTGTTCCCATGGCGCTATTTCCATCAGTATTCAAGACTAATACATTTGGGAAATGTTCAGCTAGGTAACTCTTACCGCTCATCGTGGCGCCCCAGATAAAGAAGTTTCGTGGGGTTCCAGCGGGCTTATGGGGTTCATTCTTTGGTAAAATACTCACTTTCTAATCAATCCTTTCATCTTAGCTTGGAAGTAGGCCCAACCGGGCTTATATCCGTGCAACTTGGCGTATGCCTTAATCTCCGCGTACGTGGTTAACTCACCCGGCGACTTATCGGCTACTGCTTTAGCAGCATTGTTCTCTGCAATCTCTTTCGCTAATGCTAACCGCTTGTTAGCTTCAATCTTTTTGAGCTTGATAGATTCGTCGGTCTCAATAATTTTTTCTTCGCCCAGCTCCGCGCCACAAAACGGACAGGTCTCACCTTTGCGATAAAACGTCGCGAAGCACTCCGGACAAACCGAAACTGATTTAATCGGGCTACCGTTACTACTTTTCGAATGCTTATCACGTCCGCTTAGAATCCAGTTTCGGTCGATGGTCGGCAACCCAAATCTTTCCACGTTATTGACGTGGTCGATGATGATGGCCCGCTTGCCTGTCCTCGGGTTCATTGATCGCATGGCAAACTGCAAGTAAAGTGATAGTGACTGTGTTGGCCGTAGCATGATCACACAATCAACATTTGGTAGGTCTAACCCTTCCGTGAATAACTCCGCATTGGTGACCACTTGAATCTTGCCAGCACGATAACTTGCCACAATCTGCTCACGAGTAGTTCTATCTGTCTTACCTGATACTGCCCGAGCAGTTATCCCAGCTTGGTTGAATGCATCCGCCAGTCGTTCGGCACTCGCCACGTTGTACGCATAAGCAATAGCTTGCTTACCGGGTGCCAGTTTCAAGTAATGCCGGACTGCGTTGCCGTAGATTTTCGGCTTAACCGCCTGATCAATACTAGCTTCATCAAATTCACCATTGCGTTTGGTCTTAAGTTGGGTCACGTCAATTTCGGACGGCGCGTAATAATCAACTGGTGCTAGGAATCCTTGGTCAATTAGCTGGCTGATAGGTTTACCTAGCACAATATCGTCAGCAATCACGTCTAGTCCTTTGCCGTCCATCCGCCACGGTGTTGCAGTGAATAGTAACTTTAATGCGTCAGGAAACGCATTGATGATTCGCTGGTAGGATTTCGACAAGGCATGATGAGCTTCATCAATCATGATGATGGCTGGTTTGGTTAACTCATCAACGTGCCGGGTAATGGTCTGAACCATGCCCATCTTGCAAAGTGACATGTTAACGTCATTACTTTTAAACGTATTTTCAGCCTGTTCTAGGATTTCCCTTCGGTGCACGATAAATAATACCTGGTTACCTTTAGCCGTTGCTCTGCGTGCAATATCAGCCATTAAAACTGTTTTACCGGTTCTTGGCGGTGATTGAACTACGATTGAATGATGTCCGTGAATTGTTGAGTTATAGACAGCGTCAACTGATTCTTGCTGGTAATCTCTTAGCTGGAACATTACTTAATAACTGCCTTCCGATTCGGTTCCAGATGGGCGCCGGGCACGTTCTTGCCAGCTGACAAAGCTTTATAGATTGCCGCCTTATCCGGCTGGTATTCGTGAATTTCTTTTACAAAATCAGCTGTGAGTTTATCCGGCTCACTCACCACCGTGGACGCACGATAATTTCGAACTGAAACAATATGTTGGTCAGTGGTTAGTTTCTTAATTTTGGCCTGATCAAGTGTGTCCGCGACGTAATGGTTTAGCCGGCCGTTCAAGTTCTTTAACCGTTGCTTTTCTTCACGGAACAATTTCATTTTTTTATCCAAGAAATCAATATTCGCTTGGTTCTCATCTATCCAGCTTGCAATGTTATCGACCTTCACGTTCATCGAGTCAGTTAACGCATCGAGCGTATCAGCAATGGTATCTGGGTTCAGATCATCACGGTTGGTTAAGTCGCGATAGTTGGTCGCCATTTCGTATAAGTTCATTCTTCATCGTCTCCAATCACACCTAATTCAATTAATTCTTTCTTAGTAGGCCGGTCATCATCTTCCGGAGGCTCTAGCCATTCATCATATCCTGGTATCATAGCTAGTACTCGCACGTTTCTTGACTACCAGTTTCCCAATCAAAATTAAAACCAATTTTTTCGGTTTTAAGCTGGTTAATAATAGTTTTCCAAAGAGTTGAAGTACGAATAACCTTATGGAAAAACTCATCACCATTCACAAAATTTTCGATGACATTAATTTGCCGGCAGTTCAACCAATACCGGTCACGTGACCGATAGATGTATCGCAAAACGCTGTGTAGATATTCATTTGACATTTCTTCCGGACAATGAACCTCACCATTACCATCTATCCAATTTGAACTGTTTAAAACTTCTTCTGTATATCTGAATTTCATATTTATTCACGCACCTTTTCTTGAATACCAATTTTGTCTAGTACTGCTTCAGGGCTTAGCACACCCATTAACCATGCTAGAAACTGAGTTGAGTCTTCATAGAAGTACAGATATCCAAGACACTCACAGTAAGCCATACCTGGACTAATTGTTTTCTGGTTGAATGTCCGCATGGTCTTCACCTCGTAAATGATCCAATGCCGTTTGCCGTGCCAAGCTCTTGTAATGTTGCCACTGTTTGAACCGGTAAGTAGCTAAACATACATATCCAACTGGTGTTTTCATTAGCTTTCGATACCAATGTTTTGCTTGTGATTTGTAATTATTCATGTGTAAACATTCCTTTCAGTTGTTGCCATAGGTTCGCCCGTGGTGTACCATAAACCTGTAAAATTATTTGATTATTCTTTAACCTTGTCCCTGTAACTGGTTGCGCCCGGTTATAGGGATTTTGTTTTGCTTGCCATTCTTCAAACGGCCTATAGCTAACCTTCCTCATTTGCATCTTCCTCACCATTATTCACAAAGTATTTACCGTAATATTTTAGGAACCAGGCTTTCTTTGCTTCTAAAGATTTAACTTCGGCTGTTTTTGACTCGATTTGCTGATTGAGTGAACCCACTACAGTGTCTCGGTCAAAGTCTGCTTCGTACTTATTTGATGGTAGTAACTCGAAGCCATCACTTTTTGAATTGATATTCACAAATTCAATGCTTGCACCACTGAAACTATCTTTAAAATAAGCAACTTGAATAGTCGGCAATTCTTTAAAGTTATAAAACCCAAGAATCACACCAGTGTAAATTTCCGATGAATTGTACCGTTTGTCCAACAACCGAACATTATCGCCAATTTTGAAAGTATCAATACGCTTAGCAGTGTTCATGTCGATCTCGAACTTAACGCCATTAATTTCTACTGTTTCTTTACTCATTTTCGTTTCCTCCTTTAAATTCCAAACCAACTAATAATTTCATGCCGCTTAAACCATAATGCTGTTAGCGCCCATGTAATCAGTGCTACTTCAATCATTATTAATTACCTCCAATAAATGGCCCCTCGCATAGACTATTTATAATTCGTGATCTTCGTAATACTCATCAGCAGATTTTTTAGAAATCCGTTGAGTGCCGTCAATAATGGAAACTTTTAGCCCGTCGACAATGAACTTATCTAAAGTCTTGTCACTAACATTCATGTAAATCTGAGCCTCCTGTTTCTTCATCCAATAAGGTAAGGCTTCGCGTTGAACTATTTGCTTGAACACATCCGTAATTAGACGAGTAAGTTCTTGCTTGATTGGTGCTAAGGACTCACTTGGTAAATTCAATGTGACACCATCCATTACTGATCACCTTCCTCCTCATCAACAATCTGAACATTCTTCATTGCATAACATAGAAACTGTTCAACAATTCTTCTCATTGGGATTCCGGTTTCTTCTTTGATTTCACGAATAGAATCAAGAATTGAGACATCAACGAAAATTGGCTTGGTTCCATTATTGCCATTAAGATGTTGTTTTCTTAAAACTAATTTTTCCGTCATCTCTTATTCATCTCCTTCATGCGGTCGAATTTTAAAAGTCTCAATAATCTTCAAAACTAGCTCGTTCGCCGCAGCAGACTTCTTGGTTCCGGCCAATACTTGCGTCATGTACATCTTTCCTACACCAAATGTAGCGGCCAAGCTTGTAATGCTAATTTCACGATCATCAATATACTTCTTGATAAGTTCTCGCCCTGCTAATGTTGTCGGCATTCAATTCACTTCCTTTCATTTATGTATGTAAGCCAATTTGATAACCAATCAAAAATAGTTTTAATTATTGTTGATTATTTTACGCAAATGTTTTAATATTAAGGCATAGCTAAATGAGCCTATTTAAAGCCATTGCAAGACTATAAGACGTTGGGGAACGCTGAAAATCAGTCAAGTTAATGTTCTTTAATATTGCGCGTTTGGTTATTCAATTAGCTTACAAAAGTAATATTAAAACATTTGCATAATTTTGTCAAACAGTTTTATGCATTTATTTTAACATTTGCTTTTGAGAACGTGAGGAATACTATTATGGCACTGTTTGATCGCATTAAATTTCTTGCAAACAAACAAGGAAAATCTGTTAATGACGTTGAATTGGAACTGGGATACTCAAAAAACACATTGTATCGTTTGAAGAAAACCAATCCGAGTGCAAAAAAGCTTGAAGAAATTGCAGATTACTTTGACGTCTCCACTGATTACCTGCTCGGCCGTGAGTCAAAAGCTCCCACCTGGGCAACTGAGGACGATAAAATCGACCTTGATGAGTGGCTCAAATCAAATGTACCAATGGGTTTCCAAGGCATGGATATGGACGACGAAACAAAAATTAAGGTACGTGCCTTCTTGGAAGGTGTGTTCTGGGAAGATAAACAAAAGCATCGGAATGACGATAATAAAAAGTAGGTGTTGTTGATGAACAGTTATAAACTGTATCTACAAGTTCATCAATTAGCCGATAAATTAGGAACTTTCGATCCTTTTGTCATTGCAGACAGTTTAGGTTATCGTGTTGAATATGCTAGTTTAGGCAACCTCAAAGGGATATGTACGACCGCAAGCAGCGGTGATGTGTACATTGGCTTGTCAGATGAATTGCAAGAAGTACCAGAAAAATATGTGGTCATGGCTCACGAATTGAAGCATGGATTAGATCACACGTCCTGCGCCGCTCTCTACACCATTGGAAATAATTGGGAAGGCAAAATGGAACGTGAAGCTAATTTATTTGCATGTAGTGAACTTACCGCCCTATACAAAGAACAGTATGGCGACCGACCACAAAGCTTTAATGAAATACAAATGGCCTATGGTCTACCAGATAAATTCTACGAATTAATGTTCTAAATAAAAAAAGCGCCCCACTGCCGCAAACAGTGAGACGTCGTAACCAATGATATTGATTTACAAATATTATTATATCATTGGAGGAGTTTATTATGATGTTTTGGGCATACTTTTCCATTTTTACTTGGATCGTGCTCGGAGTGGGTATCATATATCTGATAGTACAAGCAATTAGACACAGATCTAAAAAGTTTTCTTTGATCATTATTGGGGTAGGCATTTTACTATCTATTTGTTCATTTGCTGGGTTCTCTTATGCGGCACCTATGTATGGTGGTGTTAATATTGAACGAAGCGATTATAACACTATAAAACGTGCAACAAAGGATGGAAAAGCACTATCAAAACTGTCTAAGCACTCATCCGATAAGCAGGTTTATGATGGTGAAAAAGCTGGTAAAAATTTGTGCAAAATCATCAAAAGTATTCCAGAAACTTACGATAACCACATTCCACGTAGCATGGCGATTGACGGTTTACCAGCATCTACATCTACTAATGATTTGAACCTTTACGATTCGCAGTATATTGAGTCGCTGGTCAGAATGTCAGCAAACGTGTTAAGCAAAAAGGTTACACCTAAAGACGAGGGCTCAAAAGGGCAATCGAAAGTTTACGAACAAATAATGACTGATTCTGGCTACTCTAATTAAACAAAAAATAACTGTATCCCCTCAACCGACCAAGGTTTGGGATATGGATTATGCGAGCATAGTTCAACGGTAGAATAAAGCCCAAGTCTTGAAGCCCATTCTTTCTTAGGCTAATATGCAGGTTCGACTCCTGCCGCTCGCGTTGTACGTTAATAGCAAATAATTATGGAGGCACCTATGAATATTGATATCACAAAACTATTAGATTGGGGATTGATAGTACTATCTCTTTACTTAGTTGTGGATACACTTCTGCAAACAAATCATAACAACCCCTACAACATGTTTATAATAACCCTCAAATTAATAGTTGCCATCATCGTGGGATTGTTTGGTATGTACACAACTTTTTACAACATCTATTGAAACTTCTGTTAACATGCGAGCGTAGTTCAACGGTAGAACAATGTTCCAAGTCTTGAAGCCCATTCTTTCTTGGAGTACTATGCAGGTCCAACTCCTGCCGCTCGCATTTAGATTTTTTAATATAAAACTTAACAATTGTTGGAGATGGTTAGATCGATGAATTTCAATTGGAAATATGCTCTTGTGAATAATATTGATTTTTACCCATTTTTCATAGTGTTGGCATTGGAGGAATCATATCCAAAATCAATCTTTGAAGATTCACTATGGACATTACCAGTTATCTTTATATTTTCATTAATAGCCCATTTTACTCTATATAAACCAGCTATTAAAAGTAATCCTTCGCTTGACCAGAAACATTACACTTCAAGCCTAGTCTCGTGGCTGATAATGATCGTAGGCGTTATTGGAATTATATTTGCTGTTTTTTACTATCATTTCCATTCTCCCTTAATATGGATTGCTTTGTTGGCATTAGTTCTTTTAAGAGATGCATTCGCTAATAACAATCTATAAGCAGAAAAAAGCACATCCCCCAACCGTCCAAAGTTTGGAATGTGCTTGCGTCAGAATACATTAGTTATGTACTCCTTTTACATACTCTATTTTACTGAAAGGTGGTGTTGCGTGCAATATTTTTTCCAATAATTTGGCCCCTCGCATAGTCAATATGGAGGAAAAAATAAAATGAAAATTACACATAAAATGATTGGTAGCAAACGCGTGTATGACGTTCGTGGCTACCTTGGAAAGTATACTGATATTAACGGTAACACCAAAACTAAAACCTATCACCATGGGGGTTTTAGTAGTAGTAAGGCTGCTAAGTTAGCATTTGATCGCGCCAAAGTTGAATTTGATCATCGTAAAAACAATCCGGCTGCTATTATGGATAATCCTACTTTCGATGAAGTTTACGAAGTATGGCTAAAGACTTACAAGCTAGGCGTAAAAGAAAGTACTTTGAATCGCGTTGAGGGCATCTTTAAGCACCATATAACGCCTTCTTTCGGTGGCATGAGGATTAATACGATTACATGGCAAAAGTGCCAAGAAGAAGCTTTAAAGTGGCGTGAGAGCGTTAAGCAATTCAATAAGCTAGCCCAATATGCAGCACTAGTTTTCCGGACAGCTCAAAAAATGGGTGTTATTACTAATAACCCAATGAAATTAGTTGACGTTCCAAAAGTTTCCGTTGACTATTCAAAGGATAAAGCAGCTGATAATTTTTGGACTGCTGAGCAACTGGCTACATTTCTATCAGTTGTTGATGCTACCGACGGACACAGAACACAACCACGGTATGACCGTAGTGCACTGTTTTATTTACTTGCTACCACAGGTATGCGGAAAGGTGAAGCACTTGCGTTAACATGGTCGGATATTGATTTGAAGAATGGGCTGGTAACAATCAGTAAAACTATCTCTCGTTCAATTGATAACCATCAGATAATATCAACACCCAAAACTAGAAATGCCTACCGCACACTCTCACTGGATAGCTCAACAATCGACCGACTTAAAAAGTATCGCAAGTCGTTAGTAGTCATCCCGCGTGCTAAAGATCTTATCTTTACCAACCAGAAAGGCCAAATCATGTCAGTGATGACACCTAATCATTGGCTCGAAGCCTTGATAGGTGAAACAGACTTACCCACAATTACAGTTCACGGGTTGCGCCATACGTTCGCATCAATTCAAGTTGCAAATAATATCAACGTCAAAGCACTACAAATGCAAATGGGTCACAGTGATATTAAAATTACGCTCAATATTTATGCTCATTTATCCCAACAGGAACTGTCTGCACAGGTCTATGATATGAGTAAAATACTGGCTCAATAA